GCAACTCTAGCAGGACGAATGCATACAAGGAAGCATTTGCAGAGATGGAGCGTGCAGAACCAGAAAAGAAGTGGTTACCACCTTCAGACTACAACATGTGTTTGGACGTGTCTGCATCTGCGAGGGAACATCCATTATTAAAACAGTATCTGTATGACGCTGACTCTAAGATTGAGCATACCGGGTTCTTTGAGTTTGAAGGAGTAACATGCAAAGTCAGACCTGACTTGTATAATACTAGGCCAGGCATGGTACTTGATCTCAAGACTACACAAGATGGAAGTGAGCGTGGGTTTGCTAAATCAGTTAGGCAATTTAATTACCTATTCCAAGCAGCGTGGTATATGACTGCACTCCGTCAGATGGGTGAGCGACCAAAGGAGTTTGTCTTCTTGGTTGTTGAGAAGACTGCACCATATCTAACATCATGCTATACATTGGACAACAACGACATAGAGCGTGAAGTGCCTAATGTTATAGATGCTATTCGCTTGTATGGTGAGTGCTTAAAAACAGATGTATGGCCTGGGTATGGCGATGACATCAAAACGCTAAACCTTGGTACTCCATACACAGAGAATCGATTATCTATCTCTGCGTTAGGTCGCAAGTTTGGAGTCAGTCGAAGCTATGTTTACACGATCATTAAGAAGCACGAAATTGAGGTGCGTAAGATCCGTAACAGGCAGACTGTGAGCATGTATGAATTTTCTAATGCACTGCGTTGGGAGAACACAGGAAAGGCTGCATAATGGGTAGAAATCAAGGAGAAAAGAAGTACTTAATTACCAGCAAGAAAGCACTTAAACTACTTGGCTTTAAATCACAGACATCCTTGGATCAATTCCATGAGGATGAAGGATTAACATGTTACATTATCGATGGAGCAAGTGGTCGTGGTGGACGTGGTTTTGCATGGGACAAGCGTGAAATTAACAAATGGTTAAAAACCGAAGGAAGGGACACTGAAGAATGGCTAATAGATTAAAGTTGGATGAGGTGGATAAGGTCTTAAAATTTGCTGACAAGCATATCGAAGACCAAAACTTTGATGGCGCGGTTGTTGTACTACATGGTGCATTAAAGCAATTAGTTAATACCTTAAAGGGGATTGAATCTGTGTGCTATGAGAACTCACCTAATGTAAATATATACACAGAGTCAGATTGTGAGATGAGCATTACTAGCTTTGTAAATATATGTGCAGAAGCTATGCGTGTCACAACTGACGAGATTCTGAGCAGGAGAAGAACTCAGGATGTTGCACTAGCTCGTATGTGTGCTATCTACTTTGCACGCAAGGAAGGGTATAAGGTAATTGAATTAAGTAATTACTTTGCACGTGATCATAGCAATATTACACATGCATGTCAGAAGATTGATGTGTACCTGGAATGTGATCGTGAACTCACGGAAAAGATTAACCAAGTGAGCGACATGATAGATGCCTTTAAACTGAAGAAAGACTATTGCAATGGGAAAAATTAATTCTCGATCCAAGGGCCAAAGATATGAGAGGGAGATAGCACGTTACTTATCTGAGAATGGGTATCCAGATTCACGCAGAGGGCAACAGTTCTCAGGTGGATCGGATAGCCCGGATGTGGTAAGTGACTTTCCATTTCATATCGAGGCCAAGCATGTGCAGGCACTGAACTTGTATTCTGCTATGAGCCAAAGCATACGAGATGCAGGTGATAAACCACCATGCGTAATACACAGAAAGAACAATTCGGAGAGCATGTTCACATGCAAGCTGGATGATCTAATTAAACTACTAAATGAGAAGTCATGGACTTCATAAATAACTAACAGAAAAATACTATGATAAATACAGTACAAAAACCAATTAACTCAGAACTGACTGAAGTTATAATGCATAATAATTATAACATAAAAACTGAAATGAGAGACGGAAATATAATTTCAATTATAACACCTAGCACTGCTGAGAAGATATTTAATGAGCGTTGCAGTAATCGTCCATTACATTTTCCAACAGCTAAAATTTTTGCTCAAGCAATGAAAAATGGTAAATGGAAACCTTGTTCACAAATTAGCTTTTGCAATGGTAAACTAGATGATGGGCAACACAGAATGATGGCTTCTATGCTTAGTGGTAAACCATTTATAGGTAGTGTTTACTACCATGATGACCCAGATACTTTTACAGTATTTGACAGCGGGAAAAAAAGGACAAACGCTGATGTGTTAAGTGTAAACGGGAAGAAGTACGCAAATAGTTTAAGTGCCTGTTTACAACTATTGGAAAAAATTTACTCGAAGTCTGGTTTGCCAAAGGGAATAGGTGGAGGCACAAGGGTACTTCTTCAAGCCTACGAAATCATGGATGTATTAGAAAAGTACCCGGATGTAGAATATTCTGTGGCGCAAGTACATAATAATAAAAAGTATTTTAAGCTGCCAGCAGCTTCTACTGCTTGCCTGCATTATGTTATACGAAAGTCATTGAAAGATGGGGATAAGCATTTAGCTGATACATTTATTGTTGATAAACTTTTTAAAGGTTTAGAACTCAGAGAGGATGATCCTGTGTATGCATTTAGGAAGCATCTATTAAATTTAAAAAGAATATGCCCTCAAGGTGCGCAAGCTATTACTCATCACACCTTATACTTTGGTGGTATAAGTGCTTGGAATAAATGGATAACAAATAAATCAAGTAGATTAATAAGAATTCCTGATGCAACAACTACACCAAAAATACTACTACCTTAGTTGGTAGTGTATGTAAGAGTTAATTAGGCAAGTACCAATGACCGAGTTCGACACGAGTCTTAACATCGGCAAGCTAAGAGAGTCGGAGTTAATCGAGTTCTTTCAATCCAAGGGGCATAAACCTGTTGCAATACCAGGTAAGTTCACAGGCTTTGATTTCTTTCTGGCGAATACTAAGGAAGCATATGAAGTAAAGCAGGATTGGAAAGCTCATTACTCTGGCAATCTAGTGGTGGAAATTGAGATGTATGGCAAACCATCCGGGCTAATGGGAACAACCGCAGATTGGTGGATCTTTGACACGAAGGATGAGTTTATATTCATCACTCCAAAGCGACTCAAAGATATGATTATTGAGAAGAATCCACCACTCAGACAGTTCACAGGAAAGGGTGATACACAACCCAAGAAAGCATACCTAATACCCGTGGAAACAATAAAAAAATACGCTAAAAAGGTAGTCTTGAGGCAAAGCATACTACAAACACCTACACTTAAATACAATGGGAAAAATTAACAAAATAATGAATAAGATATTATTTACCGCCATGTTTATCACCGCAATAATCACTTGGTTATACATGATTTTAGCATGGACATTGGCAATCATAGGAGCATAAAAAATGACAACAGAAAAACAAGATTTACGGATCAAAATAAACAACGAAACACACCAACTGTTAGATGCCTACTGCGAGCAGTCTGGTACAACTAAAGGGCAAGTTATTACTGACCTGATTTGGGTCAGTATTTTACCCCGCCTCGCGCACGCCCGACATATTCTATCGAATATGTATATTAATAATATATGTAGTACCCCTGACATTTCTGAGGTCAAAAGCAAGACCCGTGGAAAGAGATTATTGCCTGCTGATTTTTCACCTGACAAACTCATAGCAGATAAAGCAGGCATCGATTACGATGGTGCGTTGGAAGCATTCAAGGATTGGGCAAATGCAGGTGGCAAGAAATACTTGGATTGGGATGCATGTTTTCGCACTGCATGCAAAACTTGGTTGAAGGAAAAGTTTCCACACCTTCGCAAAATAACATCAAGCCAAACCACGAAGGGTCTTCGATTTTGATTGATTTTGAATTAGCAGAACGAGCAGTGCTATCTGCCATGCTCCGAGATGAGAGTGGCGTATCAACTGCACAAGCGGGTGAGTCTCTCACCAAGGATGACTTCTCAAGCATGGATCGATCCTCGATCTTTGAAACGTGCTTACAGTTATCACCTGCCAATGAGGTTGATGTTATCATTGCCAAGCCAGAGCTTGCAGATGAGGTTACCTTTCTCAGCGAGAAGTATGGTGGTGGATCTATTTCCAGGTACATCGAGTATCTCATTGAGTATCGTAACACGAGAAGCGTGGAGCGTGCATTATGGCAAGCAACTGATGATCTCAAAGCAAGTAAACCAGCAGAAGAGATTTCTCAGACATTTGTGAATACCATTGCCAAGTCTCTTTCTCAAAGGAAGGGCGTGGTAAGTTGTGGTGCTGCAAGTAAGCAAGCATATGCCGAGTTTCTTGAGATTGATGCAGGTGGTACACAAGCAATCCCAACAGGTTTGGAAAAGTTAGATGAAATTCTTGGTGGTGGTTTCAAGAAGGGTAGCTTGTATGTGCTTGCTGCACGCCCAGGAGTAGGGAAGTCTGCATTAGCAATACAAATGACCTATGAGACTGCAAAGCGTGGTCTAAGGGCAAGCTATGCAAGCCTTGAGATGACTGCAAGTGAGTGCAGTGCGCGTTTACTTTCCAATGTCAGTGGAGTACGCAAACCAACAGGCAAGGGATTGCTCAATGCCGGGCATAAGCAAAAGCTAGAGAAGCAAGTACAAGCAATGCAATCATGGCCAATTACCTTCAAGGATGATAACCAAGCAACCATGCAATCAATTGAGGCATTCATTGCCAAGCAGAGATTAGAAGGCGAGCTTGGTTTAATCGTGGTCGATTACTTGCAACTCTTGAGCGTGCCAGGCGTTGAGAGCAGAGTACAGGAAATCTCGCATGTTTCTCGGACGCTAAAAAAAATAGCAATGGAGTACGATACATCTGTGCTTGCCCTTTCTCAGCTTAACAGAGCGTTAGAGTCACAGAATAGGAATCCCATGCTCTCTGACTTGCGTGAGT